GCGCCTTGGCTGAGTTGAGGACGCCTTTAATGAAGCTGCGTCCCATCTGGCCCCAGGTTGGGCCTTTCGGACTGTGCAGGCCGATCAGGGTCCACAGCTTGCGGCGGGCGTACTTGCCCTCCAGCACGACGAACTCGGCATTGAGATAGACCGCGCCGGTATCGCCGCGCGTGGCCCAGCCGTGCAACCAGCCGTTGGCGGCGTCGGAGTAGCCGCCGGGTTTGATGGTCATGCGGACCTTGACCAGCGTGCCCTTCGGGATAAGGGAGAAGGCCGGGCTCTCGGCGTCGTTGAAATTGTTCCAAGCGGAGGACATGGTTGACCTTCTTTTATTGGGTGGACGACGGGTTCGGTGCCGCAGCCTCGGGCGCGCCGAGCTTGACCATCAGTTGGCCCAAGTTCGGCGGCTCGACGACGTCGAGACGACCGGATCGGTCTTTGGCGGGATAGCCCCAGGGGTTGGTGGTGTGGCAGACGAAGGCCCGATACGCGGGGCCTTCGGTGGCGGAAACCTCGGCCAGGGTGATCACCTCGTCCACGATGCCGGGCAGTTCCAAGCCGGTCTTCGAACCGTCGATCTGCAGTTCGTACACACGCCGATTGAAGTCGTCCGTGCGCTCATCGAGGATGCCGACGAACCAGATGTGCTTTGCGCGCGCATGCTGGATGTGGGTCAGCCACCCCACCATCTCTTGCCCAAGCAACCCGTAGGCGCCGCGCACATCCGGCTTTCCCGTGCGCTCCGAAAATGCCTGCGGCTGGCCTTTGCACCATTGCAGGCACAGCCTCCCGGCGACGGTGATCGAGTCGATGAAGAGCGTCCGGTACTTCGCCAAGGTCACCAGATCGCCAGAGCGACGGCACGCCTGGGCGTAGTGCCCTTCGCTGAAAGGCTGATCGTCGCGAAGCGCGGGGTTGGGGCCTCCCAGCAATACCGCGATGTCGCGGCACTCTTCCCAGGTTTGCGGCCGCAGGCTGTCGCCCGGCCAAGTCTTGACGGCCAGGTCGCCGGCCTCGATGTCGACAAAGAGCGTCGACCCCGCATCGAGCGTCCACAGCTGCGACGTCTTGCCCAGACCCCAGCCCCCGACGAGGACGCCCTTGACGCCCCTCGGCTCGGCCAGCCGCTGGTCCGCCGTGATGATCCGCAACATGCTCTACCTATCTCCAGAAATTGAGACTTTTGTCACTTTCCAATCTTGGGCCGGGGCCAGGCGGTACACCGGCTTGCCCGGCTTGAGCGTGCGGGCGGGATCGAAGGAAGCGCGCATCGAGGCCGGCCACGCGCTGTACTTGGCTTCGCTGACCCGGTAACTGATCTCCACGAACTCCCCAGGCTCTTCGCCGGCCGCTCGGATGCGCTCCACGATCGCGGCGAGCCGGATCTGGTCCCACTCGACCCGTTTGGGCAGTTCAACGCTGATCCGGTGGTCGCCGTCGACCAGGTGGATCGTGCCGGTGTCCTTGCCCGCGGCCTGCCGCGCATCCGCCGCCAGCTGCCGATACCGATGATCCAGGGCCTGGTCGATTGCATCCGCGTCAGCGCGGGCGGTCGCGACGGCGGCGTCTGCGGTCCGCTTCAGATGGCACAAAATTTCCACATCCAGTTGCGCAAGTTCCGACACCGGCCGGCCCTGGTACGACGCCAGCGTCGTCATGCCGAAACCTCGTCGCGCTCCGTAGTCGAACTCCGAAGGGATGCCGCTTCGTACTGCTCGATATCGTCGCGACGGTAGCGAACGTGCTGCCCGACCTTCATGAAGCGAGGGCCGATGCCTTCGCAACGCCATCGCTCCAACGTCTTCTCGGGAATGTCCCAGTGCTTCGACAGCTCGGTGGTCGAAAGATGTCCCGTACCCATGCCGCGGCTCCTTGTTGTCGGCTCGTCATGCCATGCAACAAGCGTCCACCAAGCGTGGCTAGCGGCGTAAGAGGGCAATGGGCTAGCGACGCATGAGCAATACACAAGCAACCGCGACCTCGTTGCTCGGAGAGCGATCCTGCTAGAAGTTGGCGCACGCGAGGCTAGCAATCGCGGCCGATTGCTCACCGAACTGGGCGAAAAACGGCCCCAATCAAAACACAACATGAATGAAAACGACCTTCCCGCTGGGGAAGGCTTGACCGACGCAAAAGTTCGGTTGCGTGCGCGTTCAACCGCAGGCTAGGCTTAATTCAGAAAACGCTCTTACAACAAGAAAGTGGCTTGCCCCCAAAGGCCCCTCTATGTGCAACGGATTGTTCCAAGCCGCCTGCGTGGCGGTGATTCTCGATGACCGAGATCTTGTCTTCCATCTCGACGCAGCGCCGGTCCACGTAGGTCGACGTCTACGCGATCGCCCCCGGCCGCATGCTGCCGAGAACCTGATACCGACCTGAGCGGAAGCTCCTTCCGCCTATCGCTATCGCGCAGCTTTCTTTTCTCGGGCGTAATCCGCCCGACGGGCAGGTTTTGCCCGTCGATTTGGTAAGGACGTAACGTGCTTGATCGATTCACCAGCTGGTTCGAAATCGAACCGGCCAGCGCCCTGCTGCCCTATGACGGCATGGCCATGAGCAAATTCGTAGACCTAGGTGCGCTCACGCCTCCCCGGCGAACGCGTCAGGTGCTTTGTCATGCCTGCGGTGACCAACACCCACGCCAGTTGCCCTTGTGGTCCGAACCCGAAGTCGTCTGCGGCACGTGCGGCAGCAAGCAAGTGGAACTGATCTCCGACCATATGTCCGTGCAGATCCGCCTCCCCTGGCTTCCCTCCACGTTCGCCCGACTTCTCAACGGGCCAACGGCCATGCCGGTGGAGTTGATCCCCGAGCGGCTCTGGCGACTAACGACGACGACGACGAGCGTCGGCCGAACACCGGTCTACCTATTGCGTTCGGGTTGGCACGTCGATCAACTCGAAATCAAAGCCGTTCTGGACCAGGAGCAAAGCGCGCGCCAAATCCTCATCACCTCGACCTTGCTGTTGAACGACCATATCTCCAACAGCCACCGCATCGTAATCCCCCTAGATGAAGCGATCCGGATCGAGACCGAAGGCATCCAGCTCAATCACCGCCGCCTCGGGACCGTGGTCACCGCGCCGCACCCGCTGTGGTTCACCTTGGAGCCACCGTACAACCGCTTGATCCTGGGCGACGAGGTTCTGGTCCTTCGGAGAAAGCAGAAGCGCTTCATGAGGTTGCTCAAGGAGAAGCACGCGATCGGCTTCCCATCGTTCGACTGGAGAGAACTTGCCGACGAATGCAAGTACTCGCGGCAAATCAGCAGCCTGAGCCAAATCTTCTCCGACGAAGTCCGCAGGTTCATCGATAGCGGCAACGGTCACGTCTGGATCAGGAAAGAAGCCGTTCCCCGCGCGCTCGAATCCCCACCCAATGATGGTGAGCACCAAGATGAGCAATCCGAAGCCGGCTGATCTCGCACGCCTTCGCGCGGCTGCGCAGTTGATCGCACGCGGCGTACTTCGCCTTCGCGGTATCCACAATAAATCTACGCCCGTGGACCTTGATAACGCGCGCGAATCGAGGGTGTATGTGCCTCCCCCCGACCAAAACCGGAGAGAGGCATGAAACCCAGGTCACGCGGGCACATCGACATCACCGCGAAGATCGCCGCGCTTGAAGGAATGAAATGGATTGAACTGAAAGCTTTGTGGGCGGACTTGTTCGGCCGAGAACCCGGCATCAACAACCGCCGATATGTAGAACGCAGGCTGACCCATCGCTTGCAAGAGGAAGCCGCTCGCCACGACAACGGCGAACTGCTGGCCTCGAACGAACGACGTATTCGCCACTTGCTTGATACCGGGCATGTCCGTCCGCGGAGCGGAAGCAAAGCACGACAGGGCACCGTTCTCACCCGGGAATACCAGGGCGTCCTGCACTCGGTCCGGGTGCTCGACAACGGTACGTTCGAGTACGGCGGCCAAGCCTATCGAAGCCTGTCGGCCATTGCCCGCCAGATCACTGGAACCCAATGGTCAGGCCCGGCGTTCTTTGGCCTGCGGAGTAGCAACCATCGCAAGGAAGGAAGGAAATGAAACTGTCCCCACTTTGCCCCGTCGCCATCTACGCGCGCAGTGGCGAACCCGATCCGAAGTCGATTGCCGAGCAGTGCGCGGAGGCGATCCAGTACGCCCGTAAGGTGCTGGGCGCAACCGCCACCGTGGCCTACAGCGACGACGGCTATACAGGTAGAACGCTGGCACGTCCCGCGCTCCAGACCCTGCTCCACCACGTGTGGTGCGGCCATGTTCGCACCATCGTCGTCACCAGCCCCTGCCGACTGACCCAGGTCCATCTAGATCACCTCCGCCTTCAATCGCGATTCGAGCAAGCCAACGCGAAGGTGGTGGTAGCCAAGACCCCCTTCCGATTCGCCGCCCACCTCGCCACGGAACCCGCCGCATGAATGAGAACGTCGAACCGCTGCGCATCGCAGTTTACTGCCATACGCATACGCAGAATCCGATCCAGATCGACTATCAACGCGCGGTCGTCATCGACGCGCTCCTGCGCTGCGCCGATGTGCCGCCGGAGATTACCGTCTACGTGGACAATGGCTTTTGCCCCAGTACACAGGTGCGCCCCGCTTTCCAGCGACTGCTCCAATCCGTCGCGGAAGGTGAAACAGACTGCATCGCGGTCAATCACTGGGATCACCTGAGCGCCCCCGGCCCCGACGCGGACGCGCTGTTGCAGTTCTTCAGGAAACATGAGGTGCTGGTTATCGAGTGCCGCGCTCAACCCGCCCTCATCGTGAGGGTCGCGGCGTGAGCGCGATACCCGCAAAGCGCGTGCGCTGCGCGGTCTACACCCGCGTCTCCACGGAAGAGGGGCTGGGCCAAGCCTACACGTCGATCGATGCGCAACGCGATGCAGGTGAAGCCTACATCACCAGCCGTCGATCCGAAGGCTGGGTTCAGGTCAGCGACTACTACGACGACGGCGGATTCTCCGGCGGAACTTTGGAGCGACCCGCGCTAAAGCGGCTCCTCGCCGATATCGAGGCCGGCCGAATCGATATCATCGTGGCCTACAAGCTGGACCGCCTGAGCCGCTCACTGTTCGACTTTGCGGAACTGGTCAAGGTATTCGAACGCTGCAACGTCACCTTCGTCTCGGTCACCCAGCACTTCAATACCACCGATGCGATGGGGCGAATGCTTCTGAACATCCTGCTGACCTTCGCTCAGTTCGAGCGCGAGTTAACCTCCGAGCGCATCCGCGACAAGTTCATCGCCAGTAAGCGCAAAGGGCTGTGGATGCACGGCATCCCACCGCTCGGCTACGACATCAAGGACCGGCGCCTGATCGTGAACGCCGACGAAGCCGAACGGGTCCGCTGGATCTTCGAGCGTTTTATCGAGTATCGGTCGATCCAGAAGGTGGCCGAGGAAGCGCTGGTTCACGGGTACCGGAATAAATCCTGGACGACCGCGGCTGGACGGCACTTGGAGGGGCACATCCTCGACAAGGGAGCGATCCACAAAATCCTGCACCACCGCACGTATTTGGGCCACATCAAACACCGCGACATGGAGTTCGAAGACACCCACCCAGCGATCATCAGCACTGCGGTGTGGGATGAAGCGCAGGCCATCTTGAAGGTCAACGGTCGCACTCGCGCCAATCAAGCGCGCGCCAACGTCGAGTTCTTGCTGAAAGGCCTGCTATTCGACGTCACCGGACGGGCGCTGAGCCCTTGGCACACGATCAGTGCCAGCGGCCGAATGTACCGTTATTACCTTACCCAAGAGCTTATGGAACGCGGGCGCGCCGCTAAGTCCACCCTGCCGCGTCTGCCCGCCAGCGAAATTGAGGCATTGGTGGTCGCCCAGCTACGGGATGTCATGCGGGCACCGCAGATGAGTAGCGCGGTGTTGGGTTATGTTCTGGAGCAGGCGCCGGCCTTGGACGAGGCCGCCGTGACCGTCGCCCTTCGGCGGACGGATCGCGTCTGGGACGCGCTCTTCCCCGCCGAGCAGCGACGGCTCGTCACCCAGTTGGTGGAAAGAGTCATTGTGACGCCGGATCAGGTGGAAATTCGGCTCCAGCCGCTTGGCTTCCAGCTATTCCCCGGCGCCGCTGAAAGCAGGCACGCATGACCGCCGCCACTATCATTCCCAGCGGGCGACCACGCGTCGTGCAGACCAGCGACGGCGCCGCCGCGGTGCTGGTGCCCATTCAGCTCCGGCGGCGTTCGGGCCAACGCAAGCTTCGCTCTGGCGCCGTCCCCGTCACCGGAACCCCCCCGGAACTGACTGCGATGCAGCAGGCACTCGCACGTGGCTTTCGCTGGCGCGAGATGCTGGACAGCGCGGAAGTACCGTCGATGACCGAGATCGCCGAGAAGAACGGCACCGACCCCAGCTACGTGGCTCGAATGATCAACGTTACGTTCCTGGCGCCGGAGATCATCGAAGCGATCCTGGACGACACGCTGCCCGACGTCCGCCTTGCGGATATCGCAGTGGGATTCCCCTTGCTTTGGCCGGAACAATTCGAGCGGCTCCAGCAGCGAAAAACGGCGTTTTGGCAACCAAGCGCCCGATGAACTACTCTGCCAACGTGAACCACTAAGGACGTTCCATGCCCAACATCGCTTCTGTATTGAAAAGTGAAGTCACCCGCCTGACGCGGAAGGAGGTTCGCGCCCAGGTCGATCCACTCCGCAAGCAAGTCGCAGCCCAGCGCAAGAGCATCGCGGTCCTCAAGCACGATATCGCCAAGCTGCAGAAAGCGCTGAACACGGCTGGTCGAGCAAAAACGCCTGCGCTGCCGGCGGATGCGAGCGAGGACGGCTCGGCTGCTCAAGTACGGTTCTCGGCCAAAGGCCTGTTGAAGCTGCGCAAGCGGCTGGGTCTGTCACGAGCCGCCTTTGCGCCCCTGCTGGGCGTGAGCGGCCCCGCCATCGCTACGTGGGAAAGTGGCGTCAGCCGACCACGTCGGGCATCCATCGAGAAACTGGCGATGGTGCGGAAGCTTAATAAGCGCCAAGTCGCGCAGCTACTCGCCCAGCACGCGCCCAAGACCAAGGCTACCCGAAAGGCAGCTAAGCGCTCGGCAACCGAGAGCCAGGCAGAGAAGAATGTGGCCACTGCCGCCGGCAAGAAGCGCCAGGTCAAGAAGCAAATCAAGAAGCGCGCCGCCAAGGCTGCAGGGACGAAGTGATCTTTCGTCCCATCGAGTAGCCGAACCAGTCCCCCGCCTATGGGGGACTGCGCCGCACCATCTGTGGGGTCGACCGAACGGCGGCCCTGAGCGTTATCGCCACCGCAGGTCGGAGGCGATCCAACGCTGATTCTCAACCAGCCATCGCCTGACCCAACCAACCGCGGTCGATTCGTCATCGAACAGCCTGAGCCCATCTGTCCCGCACAGGTGGTGATCGAGTACGGCAAAGTACTTCGACTTCCCTTCCTTCGCGAGGGGGCGAATCGTCGCCAGCGACACATCGCTGCGCTGGTCTGCAACCACGTGTAGGCAATATTGGCCGTCGCCTTGATAGGGCAACTCCCAATGGAATCCCTCCGGCAGTGGATAGGGCGGCAGGCGGCTAGCCATTGGCGGTGTCCTTGGCGTTGAGCGCCTGCCACGCTACGTCGTCCGCGTCTCGCGCAACGCGACAGGTGCCGGACCAAGGCCGAGACTGCGATTAATTCTTCTTTACCCTGCCTCCCGAAACTTGTCGCTACTATGGCTTCGTTCTAAACAGGGGGCGTCATGAAACCACTCAGCAAGCCGATCCGCTCCATCGATTTTCCGCTTCCCGAGCGTGTTCCACTGGCCGGGGATGCCTTCTTTGTGCGCCTGCCAACCCTAGCGGCACTGGAAAAATGCTGGGCTGAACAGCGCGACATTCGACCGTTCTCGGCGGAGGGCGTCGGCGTAGCCACGGGCCAGAACTTCCTGAACCCGTATGAATGGATTTTCGCTCCCACCAAGGCGGCGCTAGTCGCCGCGCTTACCCGTTGGGAGGCCGTCGGCATCTGCATCCGCTGGTACGACTGGAAGGGTGATAGCAACGCTACGTATACATACGAAGAGCATTTCCGCGACTACGAAGGGGGTCGCGAGACGCGTATCGCGGAGGGCACCTGGACCCTACAAGACGAAGTCGACCACTTGGAGTATTCGCCGGAGCGTTATACCGGGGAATGGGTGCTGGACAACTTGCCCAGTGGAGAGTGCATGGACAGCTGGTTCGACGCAGGCTATCGAAGCCTGATCGACCGCAGCCTGCCTTCATCAGAAATTGCGCGCGCCCTGCAAGAGCGCACATTCGACCATTGGGCGGAGCGGGATTTCTTTGAAGTCAGACTTTTCGACCGAGAAGCCATGGACAAAGAGATCGAATACTGGCAGCGAGAACTCCGCGCTGGTGCGGACTACTACGGCAACGAGAACGAGTAGCTCGTTGGTCCGCGGTTACAGATCCACCGTCCAACTCTCGTTGTAGCCGTCCGAGTAAATGAGCTTGGTGAACCCGAAAACCTTAGCCTGCTCGTCCAACTTCATCTCGTTCTGGAACTTATAGACGAGCGGTTTCGACATCAGTACGTACTTCAGGCGCAGATGATCCTTCTTCGAGCCTTCAATGCTGGTACGGATGTCCATGCCGTTCTTGATGAAATTCTCCTCAACAATCGAGGCATAGATCGCTCGCTGCTGTTGCCCAACCTTTGTAAACAGCGCATCAGCCCGGACTGCTAACGCTCGCTCGGCTTTCACCTCAGACTTCTCGTACTGTGCGCGAACCATCCCGAGCTTAAGCAGATCAGCAGTGGAATCCTCCAACTGCGATTTCGTGCCGTAGTACTTCTTCAGCTTCTGCGCATTTTCCTTCAGCTGCGCCTCTACGCCGTCGACGGTTTGGACGGCCTCGGCTAGCTTAGCCGCAGGGTCAAGCTGAACTGCCGGTGCCGGCGACGCTGCCGGCGCCGTCGTTTGCGAGGACGCGCTAGGGTCGGCCACCTGGTCTGAGCAGCCCTTCGCCATCATCGACAAAACGCCGAATCCGATCACTGCCAAGATCACGATGGCGCAACCTGACGTCTTCCTGGGCTTGGCTCCGCACTGCGGACACGCTTGGGCGGTGGTGCTGATCTGGGCTTTGCATTCCTTGCAGGTGGTCAGTGCCATGGGCTCACATTCCCTGTCGTCAACGTCGAGTGTCGTCTTGGCGACAGTAGTCTACTCGGGCCTCGGCGGATGAGCCCGACCTGTGTCAAAAATCCGCCGCCAGATCCCGCTCGGGCTGCCCTTGGTTTGTAGAGTTTTTTTCCGAGGCCCTCGTAGGCTCTATCGCAGGAAAAAGCTCTAAAAGTCCACGGCTAACCGATTGATTCCAAAGGAGCAAAAATGCACCCTTTGGTTTCAGGTCCAGAGGTACTGAGAGGAGAGAGGCAACCTTGACGAAAGTTTCGCCAACCGGCGTGTTTCGGTCTCTCTCTGAGTCCGAGGGCTTGTCGAAAACCCTCGGAAATAAGGCGTTTTCCGGTCGAAATTCGGGGAGAGAAATACGCCCCGTTGTAGCTATGGTGGGCCCACCAGGACTCGAACCTGGAACCAAAGGATTATGAGTCCTCT